CCTCTCCTCTACCAATAGCGGCCAGTCATTGGACTTGGCAGCCTTACGCTGATTAGACCGGATACACGCATTCAGGTTAAGGATATCAGCAAGGGCGACCATACTGGGAGAATTGCCCCATTGACTAGAATTCGTAGTATCCCACCTACCCACAAAGGCGGGCATGTCATAGTAACCCCCCTCCTTACCTATCATTTCCTGTGTAGAGGTGAGGATATAGCACCATGCCCACGGTCTACGAGACGGAGCCTGTCGTTCACCCCACTTCAGTATTTTGTTATTACGGGGGTAGACAGCGAAAAGGACGTCCTGCTTTTGCGTATTCCCCGCCTTATCCATCTCCTTTATAGATTCTGGCGCATCATCCCCAAACTTACGTAGAATCTGCTGTGGGCTCCACTCTAGGGCTCGATAGAAGCGGACAGCACCCCCATCAAGATCTTCCTCGAAGAAAGCCTCCTTAAGCGGTACAGACTGAAACAGCAATCCATTCCAGTCCCGTTGCCCCGGCTTCTCCTCTAGAGTGAGGACAGCAGTCCCCGGTCCTACCAAGTCTTGATAGACCTTGTTGATCTCCAGATCAAAGTTGGAGTCCTGAAGCTCATAGTAAATACGATCCGAGACATCCTGCACCCATTGGGTTACAGCCTTGTTAGCATTCAGCTTCTCATCTCGAAATCGGATGTCAAACCATCTAATAGCGGGGGAGGTGATATCACCGTGCAGGCGAGAGGCAAGGTTCTTGGCTGACTGCTGGGCAACGGAATCGAAGTTCTCCCGCTGCTCAAACCAGTCTACAGACTGTTCATACTTCTGATCACGGAAGAACCTACCCCGAAAGGGTTGAACAAACCGGGTGATAGCATCCCACATCTGTTGCACAGTCTGACGCTGGGCGACCTGATCTGTGTACCTTTTGACCAAATCCTGCGTCAGTTCGGACATATCTGTACAGCCAGTGAACAATTCATGGCCGTATTGTGCATTATCTGTACAGGCTGGTCAAACATTAACCACTGTCCTGCCAGATATGCCCGACAATCCCATGATAGCCGACCTTTCTGCCGCCATAATCACTGCATCAGCCTTGTCTGTACTCCTACCCAGCCGCTTCTTAATCTGCTCTTTGGACTCTATGAGTATCCCCGTAGCCTTGAGCTGATAGGTAGGGGCACACAATTCAGCCTTTAGCTGCTGATCCCTCGGAAGGGTTATCGGATGCCCATTAGCAGGGTTAAGTAAGTCCCGAAACTGCCACCACAATTGTGCCCGTTTGTTAGCGAACGATAACGTGCCGGACCAGTCTGTATCCTGCTTTGCGCCTTCTGCAGCGTTTACCGGAATAACACGTCCAGATATGTACATTTTCAGGATATCGACCACTGACGCGCCTATCCCAATCACGTCAACATGGACAGGACAGTGACTTATAGCCAATAGATCAATAACCTTTCCCGCTACCGTCTGACCGTCTGTAATCGTCCTGCCATCCCACTCTTGAAGCTCGTGATAATACCAATCCTCTCTACATGCCATTACGGTGGAATCAGCACCCCCTCTGGATGGATCGACGCCAGCGCTCACAATCTTAGTCGGGTTAAATAGCCTTGGCTCCCACCTTGCCATAGCCTCGTCTACCCATGCACTGGGGATGACCTGCCACTCCCCATCTTCACGGCCTGCGGTGAAATCTCCATATAGCATCTGGCTGCGTAATGGTTCAGGTAGGGCTTGAAGCGTGGCAATATAGGCTGTGTCTCTAAGGTACGCATTATCTTGAACCTTGGCTGGTATGAATGTCCTAGACTGCGGGAGAAGCCGCTCACCAGCTATTGTGACCCTCTTGGGACCATCTACTAATATCTCTCTGCCTTGGCTTGTGACGTACCACAAAAGCTCGCCAGGTGGGTGTGGATATAGCTCGTGATTAGTGTCTAACCATGGGGCAAACCACTCTACCAACCACTGACCCTCGGAACTAGTCGGAGGATTAGAACACAGCAGGGTTCTACATCGTTGGCGCTTCTTTGTGGATCTTACCCAACCCTTGAGAAAGTGAACCTGAGATTCAAGCATATTGGCCGCTTCATCGACTATAAGTAAGTCTCTGGCACGGCCTTGATACTTAACCTCGTCACCTAAATGTGGCGTTGATCCAAAGACTACCTTCTGACTATCTGATATACGCCAGACCTTATCCTGACCGTTATATCCATCCTTATTATTCAGGATGTCCGCGAATTCATCTATTACACCGCCTAACTGTGTAGCTTCACGTCTAACGAATAGTGTTTCTCTGTGCTCTTCTATCGCTAGTCCACAAGCCAATGCAGTTTTTCCTCCACCTGCTGCTCCCCCATATAGAAGTAGATCGGCTTTAGAGAAGTAGGCTTGTGATTGTGGTCCTTCTTGGGGACACCATCTGATAGATTGAACTAGGTTGTATATTTGTTCGTCAGTGAGTTGTGTTAGGACTGACATTGGGGTTTATCAGTTGGCGCTTTAGATCGTGGATTCTTTGCTTATCTATTTCGGGTAGATCAGTAAAGTCTTTTCCGGTATCGAGTTGTCCTGATACATTTAGATCAGTTGATTTGAGATCAGGAAGATACTTATTGATCAATTTCATCCTTAATTCTGCGGCCATTTTGAAGGCTTGTTTGTCGTTATTATCAATATCACCAGATACATCTTGGATTTTGTCAATCAAATCAATGACATGTTGGACATGACCTTGGCTTGAAAGCTGATCTCTCAGCGCTTCCTGTCTTATCTGCCTATTACGTGTAGCTCTGTTTCTGGAATCCTTCATGATTGATCAATTTTTAACCAATTTGGCCATAATGTCAAAGTGTCACGGTAGGTACTGGTGCGTAAGTTCGTCTGATCATCTGCTGGGCGGGCATTTCCATATTATGCGGCTCACCAAAATCCACATATCCCTCTGAATCTGGATATTTCTGTCCCGTCATAAGATCCGCGCTGCAGTTGCACACTAGACCATAGACCGCCGGATCAAAATCATATAAATGCTCGTTTCTTATCAGTCCATACCAGTCTGGAATGGTTAGATAGTGCCGGGTGCCTTCACCTATCAAAATAATGGCTATTACTATCTGGCTTCTTAACGCGATGACAGTATCGCTGCCTTGATTGTCCCACTGCTCTGAATTATCACCGCACCATTTCTCAGCCATAACGCCGAGACCTAGATTGTCCTGCACTTTATTCAGGATATGCGCGGCCTTTCGCCTTGATCTTAGGCATCCAGTGATCATACTATGCGGAAAATAACCCCGTTTCGCTTCTCGCCGTCCCTGATATTGTACTGTTCTGCTGTTTGGCGGTTAATAATGAATAACTTAGGCATAGGAGCCTCATGCTTATCCATAAGATCAGCAACCTGTTTTACCATTTCATAGGTGATTTCTTCAGTCATCGCTCTCAATCTCTCTAATATCAATCGATGTTTTGATAGACAGGACTATTGCGGCCACACCAAAGACTATCGCAACAATGTTAAACAATATTTCCATAACTCACCCCTCAATTTTACCACATAACCTACTGATAACTAACCAAATCATGTGGCCCTGCCTCCATTAGCTTGATCTGCTCTCGATAGTGTTTGGCTATTGCTTGCCGCTCTGCCTTTGTTACTTTTGCAGTGCCTACTGATAACCGATTGCGCTTTTCCTTCAGAATATCAATATACCCCTGCCCTAAATAGTCGGTTAGCCACTCTTCAAAATCTAGCGGATTCTCAGTAAATCCAGAATGGCAAGGAAACGCACACAAACAGAGGGCATTCATGGTGTCCCAACGAATACTTTTTGCCCTTCTACCATATATGTGCGCCAAATCCTGTTTCCTGTCCGTCCGTCCACAATATTCGCATGTATTGTTTCGCGACATACGGAGAGCTGTAGAAAAGGCAGCATCAGCCGGGCAGCGTTTAGCTTTCATTTGCCACCATAAAAATAGTCATTAACTATCTGCCTGACCTTCTGGACCTTGACCATATCTTCGCCCTGAAAATCTATCGGCCTGATATCCATCTGTTTTGCTTTGTCCCACACATAGTCAGAAGATAACGCGTATTGTATGTCTTCGAAAACCTGCCTACATTCATGCAGCGCATTCATTGCCTCTGCTAGCTTGGGTTTAGGATCAGCTATAAACCTTGCTTCAGCATCATCTACCAGCGCTTTCAGCCGATTATATATCTTGCGATGTTTGTTATTCATCTACCCGTATCCTGTCCACGATATCGCTGTAAGCCTCGCCAGTCATGTACTTCCCCAGCTCTTTAAAAGCCTCGCGCTCGCCTGTCTGCTGGACTAGCATTTCAAGACTTTCGGCTATGGACTCAATACCTGTGACTAATCGCTCCAATCCTTCCTGCTCTGTCATCACATTACCTCTTGCTGCCGTTCTTCTAATTTGATTTCGATCACCTCTAGCATTGCATTTTGCTCGCGTATTGTCTGTGCCTGAGATTCTATGAGTTGGGTTAGTGTCCTAATTCGCTCATTCTTTCTTTGTATGGTGATTTTAAGTTGGTAAATTGATAGATTTTTAGGTATCACTCCACCACCTCCATTATGGCATTGCCAATTAACTCAATCACAGCCGGAACAACTGCGTTACCTAATCCTTTAACCTGGTGTGACCAGCCGGAAACATCATCATTTCTTCGATGAATAAAGGGCTCACTTTCAA